TAACATCTTTATAACCTTTAGTCTTTAAGAAGCCAATCACAACCCTTGTAACCTCATCACTCCACTTGTTAGTGCCATGTACTACCCTAGTGTTGCCAGATATAATAGTCGCTTTAATCTTGCGCTCCACCTCTCTAAGGGCCACTCTCACCACTTCACTCTTAACCCCAATAGCCTGATCATATGAATCTTGAGCTGATGGGAAGTCTATTTTATCCATCTTATTCTCCTATAGCACATCCATGTGCTTGTTGTTTCTAAAGGTCTACTATCTCGCAAGTTGATCCAGTACAGGCTAACGTCTGAGAGCCTGAAGTGTTATCATCTTCTTCATATTTACCAAGTAAGCTCCAGTCTACATCTTTTGGCATAGCTTGTAAAGCTATTTCATACTCTTCCTTAGAGATATCTTGGTAAGGGGCTTGTTGGTAAGTGTGATCACTATACGGCAAGAAGCTTATACCACTAACATCATCAAAGTTATTGTACAACCATTGTCCTATTTCAAGGAATTCACTGTCTTTGTAATAGACAGTAATGGAGGGTTTATGCTCACACCAGTGGTCTTGATAAAGCTTCCAAAGCTCTAGTTGTTCCATAGCCGTCTGTTGCTCAACCTTCACACTCCCTTTAGGACTCTTGACAGGGAAACTAAAGATCTGTGTTGTATCGCCTTTCATGTGACAAGGTTCAACAGGAAATCCAGCATCAGTCATCATCTGCGCCAAAGGATCACGCTTATCAGCTCTTACAGTACGGATATAGTAATCACTAAACCTAGCATGAATACCACTTGCACTGTCTACCAGTTGACTCACTGTGCCACTTGGTTTGATACAAGATATTGCTGTTGGCATATTGATGCCAAGCTTCTTGCTCCACTTCTCGGCTGTTCTTATAGACACTTGCTTTAGTTCAACTAAGGCTTCTTCAAGTGTTCCAAAACCACACCAATCAATCAGCTGCTTGCCATCAATCAGTTTCCCACTCATAATCTTATGATCCATAATACCAGTAAGACTGACACCTAATAAACATTCTTCCTCAGTATTACGTCTCCAAATATCCCGTAGGTATCTGAAATCTGTCATAGTGGCTTGTAGGCACCCTAATATTGTCGCAGCCTCTACTTTAGCCTTTAAGTTATCAAACGTGTCACCACTTCTTATAACTACTTCTGAAAGGTTGCACAGCTGGTTGGGTCGTAAGATTATTTCACTACACAATATATTCAAAAAGGTACGCTAACACCCTTCCCGTTCTCTTATGAACTGCTGCATATTCCTATGCAGATTAGACTATATCATCACTCTCTAAAGAGGCTCACCGCTTCCACTACCAATAGCTTGTAGTGTACTCCCTTTCAGGATAGTCGTTGCACGTTCTAATCGGTGTGGGATTTTACTATAAAAAGTGTCTTACTGTTTCTTTTTATAAACCACACTACCAAAGCTTCGCTCAGGATTGTCTGTTCTAGAGTTCCCCTGAATTCAATGAGTTTTATAACCCCTATAGGTTAAGGGTTAGTTCCAAATGCCCAATCAGCATCTCTTCTACCATTCTTAGCGGCTTGCTTCTGACTAGCTACTCGGCTAAACATTCCACGTTCACCGCTCTTACTTTCATACAAACTGTGCCATTCTTTTAGGAAGCTCTCAAAATCAGGCTTCTCAGTGTAACACGTTGAGTTGTTAGCTAAAGCTCTCTGTGGGTTTTCT